TTACAAGAGTTATCAATATCATACCCAGTAGCTAGGCTTCCTCTATTTGCTGTACGCTGTAGCGTTTCCATATTAGGTTTGTGCTAGGTTTTGAACTCTACCTATTTCTTGCCAGACTGAGCCATTATATCTAAATGCCAATATATCTGTTTTGTTGGCTGTTGCTGTAATTGTAGGAGCTGTACTTGCTGCGAATTCAAAAACTGTGTTCCAAGCTACTGTCCTAGCTGTACCCCCTTGGGCTATCTCAACCGAAATAATTGCACCTTCTGTAGCATTACTTGGTGCTGAGAATGTAGTATTTTCAACTGTTACATAATATGCATTTGCTGCTGCTCGTGAATCCCAAGCGACTGCGTTAGAGCTTGAAGTTATAGCTACTTGGCTAATATTAGCTGAAGTTGCAGCTGTAACTTTACTAGGCATACTTACAAACTGACTTTCGTCTATTATAATAGCAGGGGTTGTACCGACTGCTGAACCTAAGCCAATAACTAAATCGTCAGCACTATCGTCAAGACCTATATAATAGTCTTGAGCGTTACCGTCAAATACTATTTTAGTATCTTCAGCTGTTGCATCACCTATCGTAAGAACTGGACCGTTTAAAGTTAAACTGTCAGAAATTTGTAAATCAGTAAATACATCTAAAACTGCTGCTCCGCTTCCTGCTCCGTCTAATTGAACAGCAGAAACTTTGCCTGGAGCGATTGTTACATTAGCTCCTGAACCTTGAGAAATAATAATATTTTGCGATCCACTTGTAGCGTTCTCAATTAATTGAACTCTGTTTATGGTGTTTGGAGCGATTGTAATTGTACAAGCTGAGTCTAACGTTCCAGTATATTTTAAGTAAAAAGCTCGACCTGCGTCTGCTGATCCATCCGCTACTGTAGTCGTATGAGTATCTGCGTTGGTGGTAATAGCTTCGGTACCTGTACCAAGAGCATCAGCTATAAGTTCTAAGTTTGTATTGGTACTGGTTCCCCAAGTACCTGACTCATCACCTGTAGCGATTTCTTTGAGTCTTAAATTATTTACGTAAGTTGCCATTTCGTACCTCTGAGCATTTATTATGCCATTTTAAATTGGTTATTGTATATTAAATTATGCAGCTACATCTGTCCAATTAGGCGTTTGAGATTCGTCAATATCTTCCCATTTAAAGACATGTCCTAATTCTACTGTAGCTGATACGCCTGTAACCGCAACATTTGCTTTTGCTACTACTGTTGGATTAACAAACGGATCGTTAGCAACCATCTGATTGACTAGCTCACCAACATTAAACCTATTGTCAGTTATAGTACTAGATGTGCCAATTGCACCTGTTGCACTTACGCCTGTAACCGTTACATTCGCTTCACCATCTACGTCTACTGATACTGAACCAAGTGATGATGTTAGTCCTGCAACTGAAGCTACAGCTTGACCGTTTACTCCAGGCGCTCCTAGAGCAGATGTGGCCGCTAGTCCACTTACGCTAATATTATTGTTAGATACAGTTGTTGGAGTTCCAACCGCTGATACACCTGCGAATCCATTAACTCCAATCTTACCACCAGCTTCAACTGCAACCCCACCATTAGTCGCCGTTAGACCTAAACCTGTAAGGGTAACTGTTGCTTCAGCGTCTGTTGTTATAGATCCTAGAGCGGATGTTGCTGCTAGACCAGAAAGGACAACGGGTATTGGTTCGCCCCACGTGAGCTGACCCCACGTGCCTCGACCCCAACCCGTTATATTAGCCATTTAAGGCTAGGCGATTCTTATAATCGCTGTAGAAGCTGCTGCTGCTGGGAATACAATAGTAAAGTCTCCAGCGGTAGATGTTTTGTCTCCACCAAAGTCGATTGTTGCTACTGATTTATTGCTGTCAGAACTGTTGTAGATCATACATCCTCTAGCAGTAATAGTAGCGGTACTAAAAGTTAAATCACCAAAGTCAGTAAAAGCTGTAGTACCAGAACTTGTAGGTGCAACCTTGGTTAAGGTTCCTCCACCTGAAGAATAGTTAGTACCAGATGCTTGACCTGTAGTGGTAAAAGAAGTTGTAGTAGCTCCTAAAGTCGCTGATGAAGTATACAAAGCTAATTTATAAGCGTCTCCATTAGTAGCAAAATTATGATTGCCAAGAAGAAGCTCTTTCTTAAAGCTAGTTGTAAGTGTTGATGTAATTGCCATAATATTATAGTTTCCTAATTAAATCGGCAGCCTCTTTAAAGTCTGCTTTATCTAATTGATTATTAATTGTAATCCTATCAGATTTTATAGCATTTTGCATATATTGTTCAATAAGTTTTTCTATATTGTCTTTGTAAGCTTGCACCTGTTTTTTTATTTCTTCGGGCGCATCATCATTAACGTGAATCATTTTTTCTATACAACGCTTTGCCCAAAATTCAGTAGAGTGTCCACCCTCGTTTGTTGTATGGACTTCTATTATCCCTAGCTCGGGTCCAGCTTTATAACTCATTACCATTTGTTAGGCTCTCCTACTTTATTTTTTTTAAGATGACTGTCATGTTTATCAATCAATATAGGTTCTTGTTCTTGTTTAAATTGTTGAACTTGACTTCTTTTTTTAGCAATTAGTATTCCATTTTCATCGGTTATAACAACCAATGGATCATCAAGCCTGTGGTAGCCATAAAGTTTTTCATGTGTAGGAACTGCTGTATCAAGCAAATAACTTGTATGTGCAACTTCAACTTGAATGCCTTGATTCATAGCTTTGCTTAACCAAAACTCTACAGATGCTCTGCCTGATTCAGCAAAATGTAAATTGCCTTTATAACTAAAATCCACTCCAAATAATTTTATTTTTTCAACTTTATTCCAAACAGCAAAAGCGACTGCATACGAAACTGTATTATTCAAATAATGACAGCCACATGCACCTAAAACCTCATCAATGGGATATTCAACCAAACCAGGACAACGATCATCTAATTCACATGTATAAACTGGGCCTTCATGTTCAGTAAGAAGCTTTGACATACTATTGGTTTGGCCGCCTGCATCATCGGTATCTAAAAATCTAGATGGTGGGTCCATCATAAATACTCTATCGTGAAATATAACTGATGCTACTGCATTTATAGCCCAAACCTCATCAAAGTGTGCGCCATGTGATTTTGCTAAATTATAATCAAACCAACTACTGCCCATTCCGACAATAGCTACGGTTTTACCTTCAAGTTTCTTGATTGGTTTCATATCTTCTCCTTTTTTTAAAACTAAGTAATCTGCGTTCTTAACGAATCATATCTGTATTCGTCTCTTCTTCCTCTTGCTTCTGCTTTATTTTTTAATCTTGCCATCTCTTGCTGAAATCTATCTTCGTATAGTTTCATCATGTCTGGATCGCCTTTCATAAAAATGTAAGCTTCAACCAAACACCCATATAATAGCCCATTTCTCGCATGCTCTGACATCCAAGTCCCTGTTGTATCTGTAACTAACGAGTTAGGTTTATATAAATAATGTAATTCAGTTGTATAGTTTTGATCTGGAACTGGAGCAATGATTAAAGTTGATTCTTCTGTTCCTGTATTTAAATTTTTATCAAAGTCTCCATAGTATAATGGCAAACCTCTAGCTCCTGAATCTGTAGGATCTGGAGCATACTCTTGCATAAAACTAGGATGTTTTTTATCTAAATAATGGTAATCACCATTTGCATCTATGACAGATAAAGAAAAAGATAGCTCAAAATCATTTGGAGCTGTTAAAAACCTAGAACCTGCAGTCATAGATCCCTGTACGTTTCTTCTAAAATAATCAAACTGCACCAACTCAAAAATTCTTTCTTCTGCGTTTTTGATAATGTCGTCTAAAGTATTAACAAAAGTTGTTTCAGAGTTTTCTGAAAAATTTTGAATTAAAGTTTTTAATTCTGATAATGTTAAAGGACTGCTCATATTAAGTGTTTAATTGACCACCCATACCTGAGTGATTAGTACAGTAATAATAAAGCGTAGGCGCTCCAACTGCAACTTCTATTTGAGTATATGCTCCTGAGCTTCCAGGAGTGCCACTTGTAGTAACGCCAGTTGTATATTCAGAGCCGCCAGAATGAGTTCCATTTGAGGTTGTAGAAATCCTTAGAGGGTGGCTACTATTGCTACTATCTGATTGATCAAATTTGTATGCTTGTCCTTCTGTTAAAGACAAAGTAGGAGTTCTAGCTCCATCTATATAGAAATAATTAGACCCTAAATAACTAGCTACAGTAACTGTATAAGTTGTTGGGCTTGGAGTAGGACTTGGGCTAGGAGAAGGACTAGGAGAAGGAGCAGATCCGTCTGTAATAACAGTTGGAGATCCTAAGTTACCTGCTATTTCAGAAACTGTAAAATTTGTTCCTATAATATCTGAATTCATATAATGAGGTGTGTAAATATCGGTATAAACAACCACAACGTAACCCTCGCCAACTCCTTTATCAGTATTTGGTCTTGGTCTATAAAGTGCTTGAGGATCAGCGGGAGCTGTATGCGGCTCTAGTTGAGGGTGTTTTGGCTCAAAGCATTCGTTACAAACTTTAAAACCAGTCCATTCTTTTTTTAAATCTTTTAAAGGATATTCAAACGCACATCTGTCGCATAAACCTATTGCAAATTTACCTGAAGCGTAAGACATGTTACCTCAAACTACTAAATGGCCTAATTCTAAATGATGCTTTATCCTCATCAGTAGACATAGCCCTATCAAATTCTTCTTCGTATATTTGTTTTAATAATTGAACTTTTTCTGGCGCTCTTTTGATTGCAATATAATATGCAAGACCTGCTGCAAAACAAGGATAAAATCTAAAGGGCATATCCATTGTATTAGTTCCAGAGTCGGCATCATCCATTCTAATCATTTTATTAAAAACTAAAATATCTGTTGAGTTTTCTGGCGTAGGCCAAACTTTTAAAACAGGTGAATTTAGTTTGTCTAAAAACCATTGAGACGGCATGCTTTGAGTTGTTTTGTTAGGAATATTTAAATAAGAACTTCTGCTTAGTCTATCAATAGAAATATCTGTTTGTTCTCCATTTGTTGTACGTCTTAAAACAACATCTAAAATATCAATTACGTTAGAGTTTAAAGTGTATTCAGCCGTTCCTTGGGTAACAGTTTGAGTGTCTTGCTCTATCGTCCATTGGTTTAAACCTCTGTTAGCCCATTCAGCAAGCATTAAGTTGATAGATCTTCTAGCGGTTTTTAAATCATAACCAGTTCTAAGTTCTAGG